ATGTTGTAGAAGATAGGATGTCAGATGACTTTTTAGAAGATGAAACAAAACAACATTTACTTATGCAAAGGTAATCTATGTCTAGGATAGGGATACCCAACAAGAATAAGAAGTTCTTACTGGCCCGTTTGCAGGATATGTATGGTGAACAGTTCCACCCCATATTGAGGATGGCTGAGGCCGCTGCCAAGTTGGATTACATTGCAGAGAGGGAAGGTGATGTGACTGCCCTTAACGCTGCTGTGAATGCCTGGGGTAAGGTTGCCGAGTACACTGAGCCTAAACTGAAGGCCGTAGAGATTAGAGCCGACGATGCCACTGTGGTAGCCATACAACGTAAACGCTTTGATGGTGAGACTGATCTCATTGCAGATAAGGCTGAAGAGGCTATCATTGAAGCTATCGTAGAAGAAAACCAAGAGGATGAAGAGTAATGGCCAAAGGTAAAAGCATGGTTCACAAGTTGGACAAAGAAACCCGCAGAGAGCACTTCCGTAACTGGGATGCCAATCAGTCAGGTGGTAAGGGTGATGGACATAGAACGTCAACTGCCCAAACTCGCGAGAAGTTCAAAAGTGGCTATGATGCAATCGACTGGAGCAAGAAATAGTGCCCACCATTGAATACTGTATGGGGCCACAGGGTCAGGTACTGCAAGACTATGCTGACTGTCGCTCTCAGAACTCCTTCATTATGGGGCCACTCGGTTCCGGAAAGACTGTCCAAACAATCCTCAAGCTATTTGACTTGATGACCGAACAAGCGCCCGTTATGACTCCTGGACACAAGAACTATGGTGTACGCCTTAGCCGTATTATTGCTGCCCGAAATACCTACTCAGAGCTGTTCTCGACCACCATCAAAGACTGGTTAGAGATACATGAGGACTTGGGGCCGTTCCGTCAGGGTAACAAAGAACCACCTACTCACTTCATTAACTTCCGATTAGAAGATGGCACCACCGTTAGATGTGAGGTCATATTCATTGCATTTGACCGCCCTGAGCACGTTAAGAAGGCCAGGGGTATCCAGTGTACATGGGTGTGGCTAAACGAGACCAAAGAGCATTCTAAGGCCGTTCTCGATATGCTTGACCTACGTCATGGTCGTTATCCTTCTCCCAAGGAGGGTATCAAACCTACGCATCATGGTATGCTGGGTGACAGTAACGCCCCTGATGAGGATCACTGGTACTACAAGCTGGCCGAAATTGAGCGTCCCGAAGGCTGGGCTTTCCATCGTCAACCAGGTGGTGTGTTCAAGGAGGGCGAGAAGTGGGTTGTAAACGAGAGAGCAGAGAACTTGCCTAACCTGCCCAACAACTATTACAAGCGTGGCTTGTCAGGTAAAACAGATGATTGGATTAAAGTTAACCTTGCTAATGAGTACGGCTTTGTATCTAACGGTAAGCCGGTTCACCCAATGTATACAGACAGCGTACATTCAGCTCACATGGACTTTACCCCCTCTAAGGATAGTCCTATCATTCTGGGCTTTGACTTTGGTCGTACACCAGCTTGTGCCTTTCTTCAGCGTACTTCTATAGGCCGTTGGATATGCTTTGATGAGATGGTTCTGACCGACTCTGGTGCTGTAGACTTTGCGCCTACCCTAAAACGCTATATTGAAGATACTTATCCTGGTCACAAGTTCAAGGGATGGGGAGACCCCTCCGGTGACAACAAGAACCAATCTAACAGTGATACCCCCTTCCAGATCATGCGTGCCGCTGGCATACCCTGTCAACCTACAGACTCTAATGATCCCCTCAAGCGCAGAGCCGCTTTGGAAGTACCCATGAAAGAGATGTGTATGGATGGTAAGCCCCGCTTTATCGTGTTGCCCAAGGCCTCCATGATACGTAAGGGGTTACAGGGTGGCTTCTGTTATCGTCGTGTTCAGACATCAGGTGAGCGCTACAGTGACCAGCCAGATAAGAATGAATACTCGCACCCCGTAGAAGCGCTTGAGTACGGTCTACAAGGTGAGGGTGAAGGTCGTTCTGCTCTACGTCGAGAGGGCAATTTTGCGAAACCCCATACAGCAAAGGTAAACTTTAGTGTCTTCTGAGGTCTATGTAGTGTTTAAGGGAGATACAGGCCGATGGTGGTCTAGGCTCCTGCATACAAAAATACGGCACTGTTTTGTTATTGAACCGTCCAAAGGCAAGTTTATTGTGTACGAAAAAGATGTTGATAAGGTTAGCATCTATAATGTGGACGCTATAAATGATATAATTGGGCCGACAGATATAACCATGAGTTATATGAAGGAGATAAGTCCTAAGCCGCTATTCATGCTCAACACCTGTGTTGGACATACTAAGCAGTTTCTGGGCATCAACAAGCCTTTCATATGGACTCCATACCAACTATACAAATATATGAGGTGAACTATGGGTGGCAGTGCAAAAGCGCCAAAACCAACAGCAGAGCAAGTAGCCATGGAGAGACGGCAACGCATGGAGCTAGAGGAAGAAACAGCGGCAAGTGAACGCAGATTGAAGGCCATTGCTCAAAGAAAGATTGGCAAGAAGTCTTTGCTTGGCACTCCTATGGTTCAAGAGAAAGCTGCTGGGCCTACAATTACCGAGGGCTATGTTCAGTCTGGTGGTATGTTAAAGAAAGATAAACCTCTATTTAAGGGCACTGGTATGAGAGGTCGTAGATAATGGAGCTGCCTAAAGAGCTTGGTTCACTGACGGACTTAAAGCGTAGGGAAGCTAAGGCTTTCGAGAAGGCTTCAGCATGGCACAGCACGCTTGACGATGCCTATGAATACTTTCTGCCAAACCGCAACCTCTTTGATGGTGATACTGTGGGTCAGCAGAAGATGGATCGTATCTTTGATTCTACTGCTCTCGAAGCTATCCAGCAGGGTGCCAGTAAACTCCAAGAGAACATTGCTCCTATCTGGACTCGGTGGGCCACTTTTGAGCCTTCTGAGCAAGTAATTAAGACACTAGAGCAGGGTAACTTTGATGTCTCACTAGAGGACATTGAAACCAACTTGCAGAATCAGGCCGAAGTTATCTTTGATTACATCAACCGATCTAACTTTGCCACCCAGTTCTATGAGCACGCCCTCGATCTCTTGATTGGTACAGGTACACTCCGTATTGATGAAGACGAAAGCGATGAGATGCCTATCATCTTTAATGCCATTCCACAGAAAGGTATAGCTTTTGAAGAAGGCCCATACGGTAGCATTGAGACACACTGGCGACGATTCAAGGTCAAGGCTCGCAACTTAGAGCGTACTTGGCGCGGATTTAAGCCCTCAGAGGCAGTCAAGAACCTGATAGAGAAAAGCCCCGAGTCTGACGTAGATGTTAGCGAAGGTGTGGTCTATATGCCCAAAACTAAGACCTACTATGGTTGCGTATGGGTATCAAAGGAAAACCACATTAGCTGGATGCAAGATTTTGGTTCTTCTAGTCCTTGGGTGACAGGTCGCTATAGTAAGGTATCTGGTGAGATCAGGGGTCGTGGCCCAGCACTACAGGCTCTTCCAGACGTTCGATCACTCAATAAGGCCAAGGAGTTTGTTCTCCAAAAAGCCGCTATTGATCTGGCAGGTATGTATACGGCAACCGATGATGGCGTGACTAACCCCTACAACTTGAGTATAAGCCCAGGCATTGTTATTCCAGTTGGTTCTAACAACTCTTCTAACCCATCAATACAACGATTAGACACAGGATCAAACTTACAGCTAGCCCAATTCCAAATCAATGAAATGCAAATGGCCATCAAGAAAGCACTATTCAACGATCTTCGTGATCCTACTGGTGCTGTGCGATCCGCCACTGAGGTTGCCATCGAGTCGCGTGAATTGGCAAAACGCATCGGCTCTGCCTTTGGCAGATTACAGACCGAAGTATTGATTCCAATCATCAAGCGAGTTGCTTCTATTTTGACTCGTCGTGGTATCATTACGCCAATCGAACTAGATGGTCGCCAGGTCGCTATTAAGTTTACATCCCCATTGGCTAGAGCACAGGATGGTGAAGACATTATAAACGTACAGCAAGCCGTACAGTTTGTATTGCAGACCGCTGGCCCAGATCAGGCTAAGATTGGATTTAAGCTAGAGGACTTTGGCACATGGGTTGCCGGTAAAGCTGGTGTTCCCGCCGAGCTGGTTCGTAGCGATATTGAAAAACAACAAGTCATTATGGCTGGCGCACAAGCGGCGCAGCAAGGTATGGAGACTCAAGGGACTCCACCCGTTGATCAAGGTCAAACTGCTCTATGAGTTGGGACAATATAAATCAAGCTACCACTGATGCAGAACAGGCAAAGGTGGCTAATGCAGAGAAAAGAAAAGCCGCTGCTGAATTGGCTAGGGCGTACAGTCAGTGCTTCTCAGGTGACATCGGGAAGCGTGTGCTCGAAGATATGACGCAGCGTTTTATCTTTAACAATGATACTCCCTTTAGTGCCTCAAATGTTGATTACGAGGCTGCTTACCATAACGGTGAGTCGGGTGTTATTAAATTTATCATCAACCAAA